CTGACTGACTTTACGCTTTATGACAATGCACCAAACATTAACAAGGCTGTTGAAAATGGAGCGTTTGATTCACTATCAATTGCCTATTACATCACAGATTATACTTTTGATGATAATGACGCTCTAGTTGTAAATAAAGCACAGTTTAAAGAGATTTCTCTTGTTTCAGTACCAGCAGACCCTAACGCAAAATTTATTCAAAATGCCTTAGGCGAAGAACTCACAGAAGAACGCAACAAAATTATTGAAAGCCGTAACGCTTTGAAAGAAATTGAGGATATTAAAAAGAAATATGAATAAACCTGATTTAATTGAAAAACAGAACCGCTTGGCAGAACTTAAAGAAAATAACGTATCTTTAAAATCTCAAATTAGTGGCTTTGAAGTAAAAAACGCAATCGAAGACTTACCTAAAGTACAAGAATTGGAAAAAACACTTTCAGAAAATTCAATCGAAATTATCAAAATTGAGAATGAACTTAATGCACAGGACGAAAAACCAAAAGGAAAAGATAAAATGACAAACTTTATTGAATCACAAAACGCTGTAACAGAATTTTTTGATGTATTGAAAAAGAACTCTGGAAAGTCAGAAATTAAAAATGCTTGGAACGCAAAACTTGCTGAAAATGGTGTAACTATCACAGACAAAACTTTTGAGCTTCCACGTAAATTGGTTGAGTCAATCAACACAGCTTTGTTAAATACTAACCCAGTGTTCAAAGTCTTTCATGTTACAAATGTTGGTGCTTTGCTTGTATCACGCTCATTTGATTCAGCTGATGAAGCACACGTTCACAAAGACGGACAACAAAAAACAGAGCAGGCAGCTACACTCACTATTGACACTCTTGAACCTGTAATGGTTTATAAATTGCAATCACTTGCTGAACGTGTTAAACGACTTCAAATGTCATATTCTGAACTTTACAACTTGATTGTAGCTGAACTCACACAAGCTATCGTTAACAAAATTGTTGATCTTGCACTTGTTGAGGGAGACGGAACAAACGGTTTTAAATCAATCGAAAAAGAAACAGACGCTAAAAAAATCAAAAAGATTACTACAAAAGCCAAATCAGCTGGCAAAACTCCATTTGCTGACGCTATTGAAGAAGCGGTTGACTTTGTTCGTCCTACTGCTGGACGTCGTTATTTGATTGTTAAAGCGGAAGACCGCAAAGCCTTGTTAGATGAGCTACGCCAAGCGACTGCAAATGCTCACGTTCGTATTAAAAATGACGATACTGAAATTGCTTCAGAAGTTGGAGTAGATGAAATCATTGTCTACACAGGTTCAAAAGCACTCAAACCTACTGTATTGGTAGACCAAAAATATCACATTGATATGCAAGACCTTACTAAAGTTGATGCCTTTGAATGGAAAACTAATAGCAACATGATTTTGGTTGAAACACTAACAAGCGGACATGTTGAAACTTACAACGCTGGTGCAGTAATTACAGTAGCATAAGAATAAAATGGAGGGAATGAATGATAGATTATATTAAGGTCTATTGTGGTATTCCGATTTTAGTAACAGCTTATGATAGTAAACTTATCTTATTCCGTTCAATAGCTATTAAATTGCTAGAAAAAAATGGTATTAAAGCTGACGAAACAAGTGTATTAGTGAAAGAATTTATCTCTTGTTATTGTCGGCTTAATATTGTTGATGAACCAGCAGAACAATGGCGAAACGCTGAAATTAAACGTTTGGCTTCCTTGCAAGAGTTAATGTATTATGGAGGTATTTAATGATATTCTCACAAGTTACATTACAGGTAGAAACGACTGTTAAGAAGAAGAACGGTGCAGAAGCTAATGTTATAAAGCCTATCGTTTTACCAGCAGTTAAACAGAGAATTAGTCAGTCAAGACTTGATGAGTTTTCTATGATTGGGCTAGGTAAAAACGTAAGATACGAGCTTAACGGAATCGGAGAAATGGAAGACTTGATTTTCAACTATTTCTTAGACGAAAAAGGCGAAACTTTCAAGCGTACAACATGGGAAAGAAACCCTAAGAATAACAAGATGATTTTAGAGGGAGTCGTGAGCAATGGAATTTGATTCTTATATAGATTGGTACAACAATTTACTTACAATGCCTCTAAATGACGTTATTTTAGGCGTTAAGGACACGATAGAAGACAAGACGGTATATTTGTCACTTAGTGACTCAAAGGTGCTTAAAATGGATAATACGAGCTTTGTCATGGGTTACTATTATCAAGTTGTTTTGTCTGTTAAAGATGTTGATGATGAACTTGTAGGGCTAGTCGGAGATGTTTTGCAAAATGGTTGGAATATGACGAACTGGTCAGAGAATAGCCATTTGTACAATTATACTGGTACTGTTTATTTACCTTGTGGTGCAGGTGGTCAACCATGGCAATGAATTTACTTAATACATCAACCATAGCTAAAGAAATGCAAACTAAAGTAACAGAACGCATGGGCGATTGGTTTGAAGCAGAGTTTAAAGCGAAAGCAAATACTGCAAGTAGAAGAACTAGATTAATCAGGAGCCACGGTCATACCTATACTTATGCCAGATATCAAAATACTGGGCAATTGTCAAGTAACTTAAAGCAAGTTAAAAAAGGCGATAAAATAGTAGTAAACGCAGGAACTAGGGCTAATTATACTAGTGGCTATCATGGCATGTATTTCTTAGTTGAAAAAAAAGGTATGCAAGAAGTTAAGACAACATTGAAAAAAGGCGCTAATTATGCCAATTCAATGAAATTATAGAAAAGAGAAAAAATGAAATTAGATTATAATTCACGTGAGATTTTCTTTGGTAATGAAGCTCTAATCGTAGCTGATATGGCCAAGGGAAGTAACGGAAAACCAGAGTTCACTAACCATAAAATCGTAACTGGTTTGGTATCAGTTGGCGAAATGGAGGACCAAGCGGAAACTAACAGTTATCCAGCTGATGACGTACCAGACCATGGAGTTAAAAAAGGCGCTACCTTACTTCAAGGCGAAATGGTATTTATTCAAACAGACCAAGCGCTCAAAGAAGACCTTTTAGGTCAACAAAGAACAGCAAATGGTTTGGGTTGGTCTCCAACTGGTAATTGGAAAACGAAATGTGTTCAGTACCTTATTAAAGGGCGCAAACGTGATAAAGTTACAGGAGAATTTATTGACGGTTACCGTGTAGTCGTTTATCCAAATTTGAGACCAACAGCAGAAGCTACAAAAGAATCAGAAACAGATTCAGTAGACGGCGTAGACCCTATCCAATGGACTTTGGCAGTTCAAGCAACTGATTCAGATATTTATTTGAATGGCGGTAAAAAAGTCCCTGCTATTGAGTACGAAATTTGGGGAGAACAAGCTAAAGACTTTGCTAAGAAAATGGAAAGCGGACTGTTCATCATGCAACCTGATACGGAACTTGCTGGCGAAGTTACATTAGTAGCTCCAACTCTTGCGAACGTTCAAACGAAAACTAAAGGGCATAATGACGGAACAATTATCTTACCAGCTACTTTGAAAGATTCTAAAGGTCACGATGTAAAAGTAACAGCAACAATTAAAGATGTAAAAGGAAATGTAGCGACAAATAACGAGCTCGCTCCTAACGTTTATATCGCTACATTCTCCGCAGACGGTTATAAAGATGTTTCTACGGGTGTTGCTGTAACAGATAAACCCTAGTGTGCCCGACGGGGCTAACCACGTAGCCTTTGCATACAGCAAAGATGGAACAGATAGGTTTATGACTGTCTATCCTAACTTGAACATTTTGAGCGGAACTGATTTTAAGAATTTCACACCAAAAACAGAGAAGTATCTTACTATAGTAAAAAAAGATGGAGGAGTTAATAATAAACCCTACATCAGCGCGTCATACAATAATCCAGCACCAAACAGTTTTACAGACATACTTGTTTGGAAATTAGATAAAGAACGTCTTGAGCCTTCAACGACTTATACTTTTAGTTTTTATCTAAGAGGAAAAGGAACTGTTGAAACTTTCGTCCATCCTTCTCTGATTGATACTTCAAGTAATAATAGCTACGCTGACGGTAAAGTAATAAAAGCTAATTCAAACGGTCAGTATGTTTGGAATCTTACTAATGAATGGGTTAGACATACATATAGGTTTACCACTAAAAGTAGTATAGGCGATGAACAATATGTCCTATTTAGATTACCAACAGGAAGTAGCGTTGATATATGTCTCCCTAAACTTGAAAAAGGTTCAATCGCAACTCCTTGGATGCCTTCGTTTAGTGAATTGAAAACTGAAGATTATCCAAGCTATATTGGAACATATACTGATAATAAATCAAATGAACAAAGTACAGACCCAGGAAGATATACTTGGAAAAAAATAGAATAAGTAAAGGAATATAAAATAAAATGGCAAAACAATTGAGTACAGCACGTAAATTTAAAATGATTACAGGTAAAGACCTTTTTCAACAACAAAAGGCAATGGATACAGAACTTAAAAAAGAAGACGGAGAAATTACTGATGTAATGGAGTTCGTTCAATATGGTTTATACTTGGCTCTTTTTCAAGATAACATTGTAAAAGCTAAAAGTGACTTTGCAGACTTCCGTTCTAGTTTTGAGTTTGATACTGACGGTAAAGGGCTTAAAGAACTTGTCGAACTGTGGCAAAAAGAAATTTAATGAGCTGAAAGGACTGTAAATGATTTTAAAACATGCAATTAGATACTTAGAGCTAACTGGTTCGGACTTTATTACAGATTTAAAAGACTTTGCAGACCTACAAAATTCTTTTGTCGCTGGATATATTCCTGATGACTTTACAGAGCAAATGGAGAGCTTTACAGACAAGTTATTGATACTTTGGGTAGATTGTAACGGAGGACTGCAAAACGCATTAGACGACAAAACAGAGCTTCCTACAACTAATGAGTTAATCAATATCTTCTGTAAGACTGTTTTTATTAAAGAAAAAGAGGAAACTGAAGACGATATGGTCTTCTTTTCTTCTAGTTCATTGATTAAGAAAAAGAAAGATACTGTAAAGGAAAATAAAACCTTAGAACTTTTGACTGTTTTGGGCAATAATGAAATTGATATAACACAGTTCATGGAAATGGAACTAGAACTTGTTTATAAATTAATCGAACTTATTGCAGAGAAAAAGAAAGAGGAAAAAGAAAAAGAGAAAAGGCGTAAAAGAAAGGGTATGTAATGGCAAGTAATGCAACATTTGAGGTAGAGATATACGGTAATACCACAAAGTTCGAGAACTCACTTAAAGGCGTTAATACCGCAATGTCAGGGCTTAGAGGGGAAGCTAAAAACTTACGTGAAGCTCTAAAACTTGACCCCACAAATACCGATAAAATGGCGCAATTGCAAAAGAACTTACAAACGCAGTTGGGCTTATCACGTGACAAAGCAACAAAATTAAAAGAAGAACTTTCTACGGTTGACAAAGGTACGTCAGCAGGTCAAAAGAAATGGCTACAACTTACTAGAGATTTAGGCATAGCAGAAACACAAGCTAATAGGCTAGAGGGTGAAATTAGTCAAGTCGAGAGTGCTATTAGTTCAGGCTCTTGGAATATTGACGCCAAAATGGATACTAAAGGCGTTAATAGCGGAATTGACGGCATGAAGTCACGCTTTAGCGGTCTTAGAGAAATTGCGGTTGGTGCATTCAGGCAAATTGGTGCTAGTGCTGTTAGTGCTGTTGGTAATGGCTTAAAAGGCTGGGTATCTGACGCAATGGATACTCAAAAAGCCATGATTTCATTGAAAAATACAATGAATTTCAAAGGCAGTGGACAAGAGTTTGATTATGTAAGCAAATCTATGCAGAATCTTGCTAAAGATACAAATGCAAATACTGAAGATACTATTAAACTTTCAACGACCTTTATTGGTTTAGGAGATACTGCTAAATCAGCAGTTGGTAAAACGGAAGCATTAGTAAAAGCCAACCAAGCATTTGGTGGTACTGGCGAACAATTAAAAGGTGTAGTTCAGGCTTATGGTCAAATGTCAGCAGCTGGAAAAGTTACTGCTGAAAATATTAATCAGCTAACAGACAATAACACAGCTCTTGGTTCAGCTCTTAAATCAACCGTCATGGAAATGAACCCAGCTTTGCAACAGTACGGATCATTTGCTTCAGCTAGTGAAGAGGGTGCAATATCTGTTGAAATGTTAGACGCAGCTATGCAAAAACTTGGTAAAGCAGGTGGTGGGGGAGTAACTACTATTAGTGACGCTTGGGATAGTTTTAACGAAACATTATCGCTTGCTTTGCTTCCTACGCTTGACGCTTTAACTCCTGTTATTAGTGGTTTAATTGATAAAATGAGCGGTTGGGGCGAAAGTGCTGGTAAAACTATAACAAAGGTTATTAAGTATTTTCAAGACTTGTTTCAAAAAATGCAAGAAAATGGAACCACTTTAGCCTTTTTAGAGGCTTGGGATAATATAAAAAGTGCATTTGATTCCATAGTTTCTATTATAGGAAAAGTCATAAATTCATTTTTTGGAATAAATACAGAAACAGCAAAAAATTCAACAAGTATAGATAACGTAGCAAAGAGCATAGCTAAATTCGCTGGTAAATTTTCAGAAGTCACGGAAAAAATAGCTGATTTTCTGGGAAAAATTAGTAAAAGCAAGGAAGCAATAGATAATATAAAAGTAGCTTTAGTTGCTCTTGCTGGTGCTTTCGCAGCTTTAAAAGTCATTAATGGAATTGTTAAGGCGATTGAACTTTATAATAACATAGTTAAAATTGGAACAGCTATACAAACTGCTTTCAATGCTATAATGGCTATGAATCCATTCGTGGCTCTTGGCGTAGCAATCGCAGCCGTTGTTGCTGGTTTAGTTTATTTCTTCACTCAAACCGAAACAGGTAAAAAGGCTTGGGCTAGTTTTGTAGGCTTCTTACAGAGTGCATGGGACAAAGTAGTTAAGTTCTTTAGCGGTATTGGTCAATGGTTTGCTGATATATGGAACGGAGCAGTTGACGGAGCTAAAGGCATTTGGCAAGGCTTAGTCGATTGGTTCAGTGGAATTGTACAAGGTATTAAAGATATTTGGGACAGAATAAAAACATTCTTTACTACCTTATGGACAAATGTTGTTACTGGTATTCAAACGGCATGGGCTGGAGTTACAGGTTTCTTCACAGGGCTATTTAATGGTGTTAAAAATGTTGTAGTAAATGTCTTTAATGCAATTGGCGGTTTTGCTGGGAAAGCTTGGGAATTCATTAAGTCAATATGGAATACTGTTATAAACTTCTACGCCGGAATATTTAATGGTGTTAAAAATGTTGTAGCAAATGTCTTTAGTGCTCTTGGTAAATTTGCTTCAAATGCTTGGAATTCAATAAAAAATGTATTTAACGGAGTCGGCGGCTTCTTTAGTGATATATTCAATGGTGCTAAAAATACCGTAGCAAATGTCTTTAGTGCACTAGGTAACTTTGCTTCAAATGCTTGGAACTCAATAAAAAATGTATTTAACGGAGTCAGTAGCTTCTTTGGTGATATATTCAATGGTGCTAAAAATATAGTTAGCGGAGTATTCGACGCTTTTGGAAATATTGCTGGGAAAGCTTGGGAATTTATTAAATCAATATGGAATACTGTTATAAGTTTCTACGCCGGAATATTTAATAGTGTTAGAAATACCGTAGCAAATGTCTTTAACGCTCTTGGTAAATTTGCCTCTAATGCTTGGAACTCAATAAAAAATGTATTTAACGGAGTCGGCAACTTCTTTAGTGGTATATTCAACTCTGTAAAAGGAGTTGTATCATCAGCATTCAGTGCTATCGGTAGCTTTGCTGGGAAAGCTTGGGAATTTATTAAGTCAATATGGAATACTGTCATAAGTTTCTATGCTGGAATATTTGATGCTGTTAGAAATACCGTAGCAAATGTCTTTAACGCTCTTGGTAAATTTGCTGGGAATGCTTGGAATTCAATAAAAAATGTATTTAACGGAGTCGGCGGCTTCTTTAGTGATATATTCAATGGTGCTAAAAATATAGTTAGCGGAGTATTCGACGGTTTTGGAAATATTGCCTCTAATGCTTACGACTCAATAAAAAATGTATTTAATGGTATTGGCGGCTTCTTTAGTGATATATTTGGAGGAGTAAAAAATACAATAGATAACGTTCTAGGTGGTGTAGAAAATACAATTAAAAACATAAAAGGAGCTATTAATGGGATTGCAGGTAAACTTGGCGGACTGTTCAAAGGTTCTATGGTAGTAGGCTTAACAGATGTCAATCTATCTTCTAGCGGGTACGGTTTAAGTACGAACAGCGTATCAAGCGACAATAGAACGTATAACACATTCAACGTACAAGGTGGGGCTGGCCAAGATGTTTCTAACTTAGCACGAGCAATCAGACGAGAATTTGAACTAGGGAGGGCTTAATGGTAAGACAGTACAAAATACATACCAATTTAGACGGAACAGATGATAAAGTTTGGGACGTTACAAATGGAAAAGTTAGATTTTACCAGCCCTCTAATTTAGGGTTACAATCAACTAATAATATTTGGCAAAGTAATGGTATTGGAGTAATGGGAACACGCTCGATTACTCAACCTCAAATAGAGTTTAAGCTAGAAACATTTGGCGAAAGTTTGGACGAAAACTATCAACTAATGAAAGACTTCATAAACGATATTCTTAAACAAAAATTCGTTACACTTGAATATCAAACAGAAATTTTTCAGGTATATGCTGATTTAGCTTTAGCAGAAGTTACTAAAACAGAGGGTTACGGCAAAAATGGAACTTTCAGCGAAAAGATAACTTTTGATATAATTACAAAGTGGTACACTTACGAAAATCTAACTTTTGACATGATTAAAAATGGTAAAGTTATCGCTGGTAAGTCTAAAATTTATGGTGGAACAGCACCAGGAAACTATAAATATGTCAAAGGAACTTCTTACACTTATTATGGAGAAAGCAATATAGACCGTTTAAGTCGTTGGGATATAAAAGATGAAATATTTAGTTTTATGGGAATATTATATCCGCAACGTCCTAAAACACCTGCTGGAGTTAGATTTTTAGACGATACTGGAAATGAATACACTGCGATTGTATTTAAGACGGAACAGTTACAAAACTATATTTTAATCAATACAGATGTAAATGATGAAGTTTATCAAGGCTGGAACGGTACGACTTCATTAAATTTATTCCCTGTAATGGACTTTGAACGATATAGAACACGTATAATCGAACACGGTCAAATGGAGTTAATCAACCTTACCAAGGCGGAATTTAAAATTAAGAGAAAGGCGGATTTCATTTAATGTTAGAAGCTAATGTTTATGATAACTTTAATCCGAACTATTATAATATATCTGATTTTAATCTTCCTAACGGTAAAAAGGACAAAAGAGGGCTACCCATACCAAAAGCGAGATGTCAAGTTATTAACTATGAGTTATGGGAAACAGGTTATCTTTACACTTCGTCAGCTACATTGACGGTTTCGGTAGAAGTTGGGGATATTGTTCAAATTCTTTTTCCTGAAGTTGTTCCAGTCGAGGAAGCTCTAGGTCAAAAGAAAAAGTTAAACTTAGATATGGTTTATCTTGTGACAAGCGTAGATGAAAGCAATAAAGTCACGCTAAAGAACTATTTTTGGGCAATGATTGAAAGCCTAGATGTTCCTAATGCAATAACTAAAACGACAAACTTTGCTATCATTGATTATCTAATTGACCCTAATAAAAATAATTTAATGAGTTATGGTTATTTCTTTAATTCAAGTATTTTCGCTGGGAAGGCTACAATTAACCGAAAAGCGGAAACTTCATCAGCTCATGACGTAGCCAAAAGGATATTTTCTAAGGTTCAATTTCAACCGACAACAACTATTCAACACGCTTCGTCTGAAATAGACCCTAGAAACTTATTATTCATTAACTTCGCCTCTAGGAGCTGGAATAGAAATAGAATCACGACAAGGGTAGATATTAAGCAAAGCGTATCAATGGACACGGAGACAATAGTAGAACGTTCAGCTTATAATTTTGCTGTTGTGTTCATTAAGAATAAGGCAACAGATGACTATACAGACCCTCCTAAAATGTATACAGCCAAAAATAACGGCGATGTCATTGATTATAGCACTTATCATGGAGACGGAACAGACTTGCCAGATGTAAGGACAGCAAAAACATTATTTTATGACAGAGATGACCACGGAAACCCTCCAGACATATCTACTATCAAAGCAGAAATTTCTCCCTCTACTATCGTCACGAGGTTAATATTTAATCAAAACGAACTTTTGCCTTTGTATGTTAATGACTTAGTAGATATATGGTACGAAGGTAAACTGTATTCAGGTTACATAGCAGATAGAGTTAAAACAGAGTTCAATGATAGACTTATTTTTGTAGAAAGTGGAGACAAGCCGAATGTTATATGAGTATGTAGCCACTTATGGCGACAAATATAGAATAGATAGCTTTAAAGGGTATAGAGAGCTACGTAAAGACCACTTAGAACTTTTATCTGGTAAAGTATACTATAATAGCGAAAACACGCTTAGAATTGAAACTACACTCTTGTATGAAGTTGGTCAATTTGTATCAATTGGTGGTTATCCGTATGGCGGTAGAAAATTTAGATTATTAGAACTTTCAATTACTGATAACCCAGTTTTAGATAAAGCGAAGATAATTTCAAGAAAGGTAAAAAATGACAATTAAAAACTTCACATTCTTTAGTCCAAATAGTACAGAGTTTCCAGTAGGTTCAAATAATGACGCTAAACTCTACATGATGTTATCAGGAATGGACTACACAACGTTCAGGCGTACCGACTGGAGTTCTCCTGTTAATACAGCCTTAAACGTTCAATATGTTAATACTTCTTTCATTGTGGCTGGTCGTTACTTTGAATTGATTAATGAGACCGTAGCCCTTAAGGCTGACTCGTTAAACTATATTCACATTAATATCGATTTGACGAAAACGACAGCACCGGTTAGCGTATCTTGCGAAACAGCAGATAACAGTAATAAAATTGACTTGAACAATGCCTCTGGGGTTTATAAACGTGTCGTAGACATCATTACAACTAATGGTCTGGGAGTGACGAACCGTGTAACACCTACTCAAAAAACAACTGTGGGAGATTTAACTTCTAACAGTCTTAGAACAGGCGATTTAGAATTCACTGGAAACTTAAAAACTCCAGCGAAAAGAATTCTTTTTTCTGGTGCTTCGTTGTTACTTGACGGAGATGTCGTCAATGTTTCTAAAAATATATCAGACTGCGCTAATGGTTGGATTCTTCACTTCACAGAGTTTAAATCACGTATGAACGGAAATACAAAAAACTCACTTAATCAGTGGTTCTTTATTCCTAAAGAATCAGTACAGTTAGCTGATGTAGGGCATTCTTTCGCTCTTGCTAATTCTGCTGGCGGTGTTGCAACTAAATTTGCATATTTGCAAGGTAATCGAATCACAGGTCATGGGGTAAACAATAACACATCTTCAAAACAATTCTCACTACAACACGTATTGGAATATTGATAAATATAATTTAGAAAGCAAAATAAAATGGTAACTAGAATGATTTTAATAACTATCTTAATTTTGGCGATTTTATTCGCTACGTGGGTCAAAGATAGAGAAAAGATGAACCCACCTTTCAAACGTAGACTTGTGATTGATTTGACGGTAGTCTTCGCGCTATGGGTTTTATATGCAGTCTTTTACTTTACACAAACACCCTCAACTTCTGATATCGCTAAAACTGTAATTAATGTAGGTTTGCTATACTTTGTAGGACAGTTTGTTTATTTAATCGCAAAAATTAGCCCTATGTTTGACGGTTTGGTTAAACTCATTAAAAAGAGTGGCGTGAATATTCCTGAGGCGGATGAAGAACAAACGGAGGATAAAAAAGAATGAATATAACTAACGCTGGTGTACGTGGTTATAATCCTACTGGGGTTGTAATTCATAATGACGCTGGTTCAAACGGTGCTAACGCTGGCTTCTACAACAACTGGTTACCTAATCATAACCCTGAAAATGGCTTTGCTCATGTTTATATTGCCTCTGACGGGCGATTGCAGGCTTCCGACTTCTCTAATATGGCATACCATTGTGCTAACTCATACGGTAATGCAAATTATGCCAGTTGGGAAGTATGTCAATCAGAGGGCGATTTAAATCAGTTCTTGAGGAATGAACAAGCGGTACTAGATGACGTAGCTAAATATATGAAACAATGGGGACTAACTCCTAATCGTGATACTGTGAAGCTACATCAGGAGTTATCATCTACTTCATGTCCTAGACGTTCAGTAGAGGTACATGGTGGTACGGTGGAAAGTTGTCGCTCATACTTTATCGCAGAACTAAATAAGCGCCTTACAGGGCAAACTGTAAGCACAGATAACAATAACACAACAGAAAGCGGAGAAATTAAAATGTTTCTAATTAATTGTAAAGACACTAAAAATTGGTATGTATGCAATGGAGTATCAGCACGACATGTTAAAACAACTCGTATGCTTGGCGGTTTCCAAGGTAAATTTGGAGCAATCAAGTTGCCAGAAACAGTTATGTATCAAAAGGAATTTGAAGCAGAATATGGAAAAGTAGACTAATAAAAAAAGGCCACCTTAATTGGTGGCTTTCTATTTTTTAATTTTTTATTTTCTTTGCGTAATGGCCTTTTATTGGTCTATTCTTTCTGATTGAGGCGCAAACAGCACTTCTATCCATTCCGAGCAACGACGATAACTCTGCTCCTGATTTATACACTTTACCGTTCCATTTTACGGGAATAGATTTACCTGACCTAACTTCAGATCCTAATATTTCATAAGCTCTCAAATTGTTTTCTTTCGGCGTCACATATTCGAGGTTTTCAAGTCTATTATCATGTTTATTCATGTTGATGTGGTCTACGTGTTTTTCACTATTACCGCAAAATGCTGTCATAACAATTCTGTGTACATATTCTATTTTATTATTTATACTGGTGACTAAATAACCAACTTTCGAAGGACTTAATTTTTTGGGGATTAATTTATTATTTTCTATTTTCCAAACTTCACCAACACTACTAACCATATATACATCTTTATATTTTATAAATTTTCTCATTACCACTTTGTTGCTTAATTGCTTACCTGATTAATTGCTTCAATAATATTATTGCCGGTATTTATTAGAATTTCATCACTTACAGTTACACTATTTCTTGAAAATAGTTCTTTCTCAATCTTCATGAAGTGCATTGATTTAGCTAAAAACTGAGCAGATGATTCATAGTATAATGTTTCTAGTTCATCATCTGAAAGCTGTGTTAAATCATCATTAGCAAAAGTTGTGAGTTTTCGCTTAATCTCTTTGCCATTGTCATCTTCTTCTATATAGTAACGCTTCATCTATTCACTCCTCTAATTTCAAATTTTTCAATAATATACCGCTTAGAACCAAGCTCAAAGCTGACTAGATAATTATTGAAAGGGTCATTCTTGTTCAAGTCATTCGCAATCTTTCTAGCTGTTTGCTGTGGATTTTTTGAACTATTAATCTCACTCGTATAATTGTGTAATATCATCTCATTGCCTCCCTTTGCATTTTGCGCTTTAGTCGTTGTTTATACAGATATTCTTTACTTGGCTTTAAACTATCCAATAACTCATCTAATAAGTCCAAAACCTTTCCTCCAGAACCTGCACTATCCATTTTTTTAAGTGTAAGCTCGTGCATTTCATCATCATTGAAAAACATAGTAAGATAAGGGAATACTACGGTATGTGGTAAACTCAAGCGTGATTGAGTTGTATGTAACTTAGGCCATGTACCTGTCTCATCTTTAATTTTTAACTCAAGTTGGTTGATTCCGATACCTTGCTCTTTTAGTACGCTAGTAATTCTTTCATATAAATCTTCGTTTGTCATTATGCTATAACCTCAATTATTTCTGTATGCTTTTTAACTTCATATCTTTGTTCTTCTGGAAGCAATTCATTCCATTTTAAAGCCTCTTTTTTATTATAAAACTTACGTGATTTAATTTCTTTTTCCAATATCCAAGATACTGTGTAGTATGTGAATTCGTCTTTCATTATCCAATTACTCCTGTCTTTATGTTTAATCTTTGCTGACTTGATAAGTGATATAAATTGCACCACTTGCAGTAATAAGCTCTAACTGGTATCTTATCAGCTTTCTTTTTATTATGCTGGGCATTTACTATTGAATATAAAGCGCCCATTTTTGTGTATTTGCGTTTTTTACACATATTATTCACTAGCTTTCTTAACCATTGCTTGCTGAAAAGTTATATTAGTTCCTTCAAGCATATTACTTTGGATTTCTCCTTGTTTAATAAACCCTTTTTGTTCTAATTGAATTACTTGTTTTGTTAATCCTTTTAATGTAAATGCTGTTGCTACTTTAATTTTGTCCTTAGGTTTTCTGTTAAATAATTTCATTTGTTTTTTCACCAAAACTTTCTATTTTCATGTCTTCGTAATTAATTATCAAAAACACTCCATTCATTTATCGTAAATAATTCAAAGCCGTTCAGTTTGCTTTGTTTTTTAATTTCCACTTGGTTTCTATCTAGGTCTATCAGCAGTTCAATTACAGGTCTACCAATATCAAGCCACCTGATGACTGTATTAGCTTTAAGACCGAAATACTTAGCACATTGAGCCTTACAACTAAAGTGTAATTCTTCTTCCGTCATAGGGTTATAAGCTACTACATTTATAGCTTTTTGCATTTCCGTTATTTAACCTCCTTTTCTATAAGACTATAATAACAAAAAAAGTCAATGCTGTCAAACATTAACCCTTTTTAATTATTTTATTCCTTCCCAGCGTTCAAAATCATCAGCTAGTTCTTGTATAAAGCCCATAATATCGTCAGTAGTGTACTCTGTAAGCTCATTCTCGTTACTTAAGTTAGCAAGTTCTCCTGCATAGTCTAAAGCCTTGTTATGGTCTTTGTCGTAGCTTTCACCCTCTTTCTTGCCAGCTCTTACTAGATACTTCAATACCTGCATTGTATACCACCCTACAAGCTCTTCATAGTTAAAATTATGTTTCAAGTATTCATTAAGTTCAACACCGTATTCGTTGGCATAGTGCTTATTTGTACTGTAATTCATTAGATGTTACCTCCAAGCCATGTAATAAGCAACGTCGCAAGCATACCTATCCAAGTGATAGCGATAAGTGTAAAACTGACACCTGCAACCATCATTAAAGTTTTTACTGTATCTTTCATTTTATTCTCCTTAGTTTGATTGTCTGTATTTTTCCATTACTTCAGGGTATTTACTGACAAATTGCAATTGTTCTTGATGTAAACGACTTGACCAGTTGAATAGTCTATCAATTTCAGCTAAAGCACTCAATTTTTCATACATCTCTTTAATGTAAAACTCTGCATTTCCTACTGACTTCCAATGTGCTGACGTTCTCACAGAGTACCCATTTTCAGCAAGTTTTTGCGCGATAATATCAGCCTTTTCTTTTTTCTTCATCAGGCTATCAATCTCTTTAAATATAATCTTTAACAATTTCACTTGATAGTTTTGCACTATTTCTTCGGCTGTCACTCTCCGCCCTCCAAATCATTAATTTCTTCTAAAGTTTCCCAACCCATGTCTGTTTTAAAACTTTTAACTTCTCTCTCTACTTGCGGCAAAGACGGGTCTGTTTGTATATAATTCCACCATTCAGAGCCGTCATATTCCCCTCGTTTCATGATGAAATCTTTCCCTTTAAACATCAGGTTGCATGCTATTTCTTGGCCGCCAAAACCACTATCATAATTCGTTTTTTTCATCAATTCGAGTGCTTTATTTGTATTAATTTTTGTTCTTGTACTACCAATATATTCAATATCGGCAATCGTTTTATCATGGGATGATAAAATTTCTACTGTTTCATCATATAAATTCATTTTTCGTGTTCTCCTCTATTTATAACTTTATTCTATCAAATTGCTTTTCCTTTGTCAAATATTAACTGTTTTTAACCATAAATAACTTTTCACATTTATCATTTCTTGTTCTACTTTGAATATTACTACGTGCTTTATCAAAAGAATATACAGCTTCAAAACGTTCGTCAGAAATTGAATAACTTGAAATTATCACAATGTTAGTTTTGGCCATTTTAAATGCCCAGTCGTAAAACTCTTGACTATCGAATGAATTGATATAACCATCGTGTCTTGTTCCCTCATAAGGAGGATCAAGATATAATATAGCTCCAGAAACTTCGCTAAAATCATGATAACTTTTATTTGTTGCTTTTACTTCGTCAATTCGTTCAAGTCGTTCAAGTTGTCCAAGTTGTTCAAGTTGAACAAGTCGTTCAAGTCCGCTAAGTCTTATAAGTTGTTCAAGTTGTTTAGGCTGTTCAATTGCTCTCTTATATGTTTCTGTCTGTTTATAACCACTAAAAACATCATGCTTTTCAATTATTTCTTTAGCTAGATTATATTTCAAATCTGAAATTTCTTTAGAATATAAATAGTAATTCTTTTGATTTCCAAAAGAGTTAATCAGCAACTTCAAAAAGTCGTCTGTTGTCTTGTTCTCTTTAGCCTTGAGCTCGGCAAACTCTGTACGTGAAACAATTAGCGTTTTAATCCACTCACGGTCTTGTGATATAACTCGTTCAAATGCATTGGTTATATCCTTGTCTAAGTCATTGTAATACACTTCTAAACCATTTAAAATACACTCGGCTGTAATTGCTCCGCCTCCTCCGAAAATGTCATAAATCGGTTTAGTTGTTCCAAAATTCTGTTTGATAATTTCAATTATTTTCTTACTTATCTTTTTCTTGCTTCCTTGGTATGGTAGTCCGATTGGTTTACCTTTTCTAATTTTCTTCTCGTCTAACTTAAGCATTATTTGTTGTCTTTCTAGTTTGATATGTTTTTAACCATAAACAATTTCTCATTTTTCGCTTTGATGTTTTCTCCACCTTGTAAAGTGCTACGTGCTTTGTCAAAAGAATATACAGCCTCAAAGCGTTCATCTGAAATCGAATAACTTGAAATTATCACGATATTGGTTTTAGCTATTTCAAATGCCCAGTCATAAAACTCTTGACTATCGAATGAATTGGTATAACCTTTTTGGTTACTCCCTTCATAAGGTGGATCAAGATATAATATAGCTCCAGAAACTTCACTAAAATCATGATAACTTTTGTTTGTAGCTTTTATTTTATTTAATTTTTGAAGTTGTTGGAGTTGTTCAAGTTGTCCAAGTCGTTCAAGTTGTTGAAGTCGTTTATCATTTTCTTGTTTAGCATTATAAGTAGCCTTCTTGTATGTTTCTGTCTGTTTATAACCATTAAAAACGTCATGATTTTCTATAATTTCTTTAGCTAGATTATATTTTAAGTCTGAAGTTTCTTCAGAACATAAGTATGATTTCTTATCATTCCCAAAAGAGTTGACTAGCAACTTCAAAAAGTCGTCTGTTGTCTTGTTTTCTTTATCCTTAATCTCGAAGAACTCCGTATGTGAAACAATAAGGGTTTTAATCCATTCGCGATCTTGCGAAATAACTCGTTCAAAAGCGTTAGTTATATCCTTGTCTAAGTCATTATAATGGACCTCCAAGCCATTTAAAATACATTCGGCTGTAATTGCTCCACCACCTCCGAAGATGTCGTATATCGGCTTGTCTGTTCCAAAGTTCTGTTTGATGATTTCAACTATTTGCTTACTTATCTTCTTCTTGCTTCCTTGATACGGTAGCCCAATAGGTCTACCTTTTCTGATTTTCTTCTCGTCTAACTTAAGCATTATTCCTTGTCTTTCTAATTTGGTAAAATTTATTCCATTTTTCTATAAGTTCCAGCAACTTAGGTTCATCATATTCGGTAAACAGTTCAACCTGTGATGTAAACCAGCAGTGTAGACAGCGATCGCAACTATAACAGACGTTCACGTATCCTCTGCAATCTTTGCAAACTCCTAAACCGTCACTCGTTGGTACATCGAAGCAATGGCAATATCTTTTGTCGTTAAAGTATTTACTCATCTATTTGTCCCCTTTCGTTTTAATCAGTTCAACTAATGCAAAAAAAGCATATAGTCCAATTCCGACTAATGCTATTATAATAATTTTACCAACTACTGATTCAATACTCATTTATTTCTCCTTTATTCTATATACTATTATAAGCTATTTTCTTTTAATTATCAAGCGAAAACTCACATAAACCACTAATAAAATAATTGTTATTATAAATAGCGGCGGAATAAATATAGTTACCGCAAACCAAACGATAGATACTAAAGTGTAAATCATGATTTTTAGTATTAATTTACCTGTTTTAGTTTCTCGAAAAGTTATATCTTCATCTAATGATGAATCATCTTCTTTTGGATTACCGTAAAACACTTTGTCTTCATTTACTTCGTACTGGTTTCTACAATAATCACATTTTCCATTAGTGAAATTTGAAGCCCCGCAGGTTATGCATTGTTTTAATTCCATTAGACAATACCACCGTAGCACAAGTTAGGGTATTTGGCAAGCATTTTACTACTTATAAAATCAAAGTTTTCTTTCCAAAAGTCAGGAGTCAACCCGTATAAACCGGATATGTACTTAGTTGCATGTTCGAAGTCCCCGTTAAGTTTATAAATTATTTCAATTTTTTCAAGTGCTTTTTCTTTTGTCATCATTTTTCCTCTTTTCTTAACTCGATGTATTAAGTATAATAAAAAAACTCTAAGCTGTCAAGCAAAAAGTTTTTATCATTAATTATTATTCTTTCAATTTATTTTTGAACCAGATGATTCGCTCTTTGAACCAAGCGTCAACTCCTTCAGGACGTAACCATTTGCCTTGTTTAACTCCGTTCTTTTCCATGAACTCAATCACTTTAGTTGGAGTTTCTAGGTCGTCCCACATAGTATATTGTTTTGCTGAATGGTATTTGCTAAACATCTCAAGTGTTTCGATGTAGCTATCTTTCAAAAGTTCCGTGTCAAGCAATTTTTGGGCTTTCTCAGCACGTTTAGCAAGTCGTTCGTTAGCTTGTTCCAGTTTCTCCTTTTGTCGCTGTAAGCTCAAGTTATGATTGATGTAAGCAATTTGCTGTGCATGTCGTCCAAGTTTGCCTTGCGTATTAAGCTCGATCAGTTTAGCCATTCCCTCGCCAAGAATTTCATCAGGAACAAAGTTATATTTGTATTTCTTATTTGTATTGCGTACATAGTTATCAAGTGTTTGCTTGATTTTAAGTTTTTTGTGTAGTTCTCTTAGTGTTGTCAATTTAATACTCCCTCATATATTTTACCAAACTTCAAAGCGTTAATTTTAACTAACTGTTTCAAGTCTGATATGAATTGCTGTTCTCCGTCAAAGTCAAATGGCATTGATACATTTTTATTGATCCAAGTGAAAGCTCCGTCAAAGTCTTGTCTTAGTAAGCTCATCTTATCCACGATGTCGATAATTTGCTCTATTTCTTCCGCTGTGTACATGTAACCTACTTTCTAGAAAGGTAGATCTGATTCATCAACTTCAATCGGTTCAGATTTTCCAAACAAGTCCTGTTTAGCTTGTGATTGACTGCTATTATCATTAGGAATAAATACTTTTTCAACAGTAGGAAAAACAAAGTTATAATTTACGTACTCGCCTGATTCTTTAGCTTGTACACGACCGCTGACCGTTACGATGTCACCTAATTGAATGAAATCAGGTAAGAATGCTGAACCGTACGCGACTTTTACGTTAGATCCCTTTTCTTTTTCAAATAAAGGCACTGAAATAATTTTCTTGTCGCCTTTTGCTGTGTTTACTGTACGTGTATTTTTTTCGTTCGCTTGTGCTGTAACTGTAATAATTGCCATTTTTTATTTTCCCTCTGTTGCTTTCCAAATTGTCATGATATCAAAGATTTCTTTTTTTGTCTTTGTTTTAAGTAGTTCCAAATTAGGATATCCTAGTTCTTCAGCTCTATTTAGCGCTGGCTGGATATCACGAAGTCGTTGTTTTTCAGCTTCCAGTTCTTTCTGTTCCTCTGTCCAGTCAGGCAAATCTTCATTTGCGTAGATATATAATCCTAATCCATGACGAGCGATTGCCTTAACTAGTCCACGCTGAATGGCTTTATTTACGTCCATTGAAGTCAGTTTTTCAAGAGGAATTGACTGGTTTCGATAATCCATTACAGGCAAATACTCGACGTGCTCTAGGCCCTCAATAGTCATACCAACTTTAACCCAAGCTGTCCTACCGTCTGTGTGATAATTCAACCCTTGTTCATTTTCATAAACTTTACTGTTAGCTTCAGGATAAACTTTTTTTACCTCAGACCATGCAAATGCCCAACTCAAATAATCAAGATTGTTCTTTTTGCTTTTCTTGTCATTAACGTTGATGACACTTAATTTTTCAAATACACTCATTTTCTCCTCTTTCTATAATGAATACATCGCCTTGTCTTGTAATTTCAATATTATACTTAAGCATTGGTAAAATATATCCGTCTTCCCAGTATTCCCACAAGTCATTTATCAAGCCATATAAGCGCTCGTTGGGCCCAGCCCTATACTTTGTTTCGTTCATCTCTTCAAGCTCTTTAGACAGCTTTCTGACGCCTCTAGCATAATGTTTACTAGCTTTTTCTCTTGCTCTTAAACTTTTGAAGTTGCTTTTCATAAATGAAATTCCTGATGTCTTCTTTCTGCTGTTTTTCCTCTTTAGCAGACCAGCCAACCTTTTTACCTTTTCGCTTGCCACTTTGATAAACTCGTCTGTTATCTTCTGGAAAGCCATTTTTCTCGAAGTATATTCTGGCATATTCAAAGTAATTTAAGCTGTTGATGTACTGTTGACTATCTTTTTTGTGATAATTAAGAGTTATCAATCGCCTTTCAGCTAGTGATTCAAAAGATGTTATCATATTACTCTCTAATGAAACCTAAAGTTAGCAAGGCTTTATATTCTTCACTATCTTTTTTAACTTCAAGTGCAAATTTTTTATTTCTCTTTAGTTCATTTGTTAAACCTGCGTAATATAATGGAGCGCCTCCGCTACTATCAGAAAAATTATAAAACTTAAATTTAGGTTCAAAAATCACTTCATAACCGTTAATAACAGCTTCAACCATTTTCAATTTATCAGATTTTATAAAAGCTTCACTTTCACAATCATCTCCGTCTGTTAAATTATATCCCCAACCAAAACGAGTGATGTAATAAAGTGCTTTTCTTTTGTTTACTTCATCTTCAAAGTCTCCAAAAGTTCCAAGATAATCAGCTTGTTCTTGCGTTAATTTAACTACCATTTGTTAGTTCTCCTTTATTTCTATATATACTATTATACCAAAATTAATTATCGTTGTCAATATTAGATGATATTTTTTTATTTATTTCTACTTTTAATTGCAAAGCCCTAATCAATGCACGTTTAGAATAATCATTTTCGCAAGCTGTATGCAATTTCTTTGACTGTCTGACTAGAAATTCAGCACGACCAAGCCATACTTTGAAAAGTTCATCATTGTACCACTCTGCTTTTATCATCTCTTCTAATGCACGATATAACCAGCCATACACTTCAGCGTGTAAATTAATAGCTTTGTTTTCGTAATTAATCATTTTCTATTACTTTGCCTTGCTCTTTAGCTAAGTCTAAGAAAGCCTGTGCTGATTCTTTCGTTGTTTCGATTGGAGTTTCAACCTTTACTTTTTCCACTAGTTCGCTATCAGGTTCTTTTTTATCTTGTTCGATTGATGTAAAAGCTGAACCAACATATCCCCAAAGAATTTCATTATTGAAAGCAAAGTTTCGAGCAAATACTTTCATAACAGAATAACCATTTTTAGTTTTGCTATTAATCTTCGGAGACATAGTAAAAGCTATCTCGTACCAAGAGGGAATAGTTGTAGCTCCTAATATATGGCTTGGAATGATACGAAAATCACGTTCTGTTAAAGACTGTTCGCCAGCTTGCTTTCTAGCATGTGCAACAATCATAAACGTAACATACTTATCGTGTTTCATATCTAAAGTGTTTCTAAGGTTTGTAATTCCTCTTAGGACTTCCGCCATTGGTTGGTTTGCGTTGATTATATCGTTGTTATCTAACAAGTCTTTTAGAGGGTCTAAGATAACAAGCCCAATATCTTTTTCTAGTATGAAGTTATATAGCTCTCTAAGTCCTACATTGTGCTTTTTCCCTTGGCTATCATATTTCCATGTATCAAGTTTGAAAGCTCCACCATGTAAAAAATACAAGTTATCAGGACTATCTCTTCTTGAACCTTTCAAGCGTTGATGCTCTGTCAGTCTGCTATTTTCATTCTGAATAATTAACACATTAGTTTGAGTTGTTTCTCTTCCAGCGAACGGTTCTCCAAGTGCAATTGCCTGCGCTAAGTCTTGCGCTAGTGATGACTTCATACTCTTCTCACTACCTGTTATAAGACCAAGTGAACCTTTAGGCAATATATCTTGTACATTCCAAAGCAAACCGCCTGCGAAGTCATCTGATTCTTTAAGTTCTTTAGCTGTGCTTACTTTATTAAATAGGCTAGTCATTTATTTCTCCTTTAGTATATAATAGCAAAAAAGACTTGAAAAGTCAAGCCTTAAATATCATATAATTTTAGTTATAAACCATTATGTTCATTATTAAATGTTTTTCTAAATTCTTCAGCTATTTTTATAGCTTTTCTTAAACTTTTAACTTCCCCAAAACTAACGAAAGTTACTTTTTCTTTGTCAAGTTTGTCATATTTTTCTTTCAGGATCTTATATTCATCAACTCTTTTTACATGTTCTTTTACTGATGTTGTTGCTAGTGTTTTCCAATAATCAACATCTTCTTTCAATTTTGCATATTCTTCATTACTAATAATTTTAACCATTTAATTCTCCTTTTCTTATACCATAGTATCAAATATTAAATTCTATTCCGTGCTACTTTTTTAGATAGCCCTTAGCCCTTAACGTGTCGTATAATCCCAGCAAGTTAAAAGAAAAGACTACTTAATTTCAAAACTTTTCTATAAATAACTCTGTCAGACTTCTACGCGTCACGGAGTGTTTCTGTTCACCGACACTCATGGAACTCATAATCTTTTATTTCATGCTACGCTCTAGGCTGTTTGTAAAGTAATCACATTTTCAATTGAGTCTAGGTTTTAAGCAACTATCCTGACCCTCAAGCGTAAGATTATGAATGACTTTCGATATTTTCAACTTTATTCAATATTGAATTCTCTATTTACATTAGTTACAAGTCATTCAGCAACTAACTATTCAATTACATAGATAATAATAACATAGACATTTTCACTTGTCAAGTATTATATACTTATATTTTAACATATCACATTTTACACTTTGAGTTATCCTGTGTTATGTAAATTATTCTAATCCCTCTAATTCTCCTAGCTTTTTATCTAGTTCATATTGGATCACTGCTATTTGTTTGATTGCTGATTCTAATACTTCTACTTTTTTAATCAAAAATTCTTTGTCTTCCATTAGTTTGTATCTCCTTTTTTTCTATACTTCTATTATATCATACCATTTTTTAACATTCACAAGGTTCACAAAGTTTTTTAGTCTTGTTTCATTGATAACCACGCGGTTTATAAGCATTTTGTTTTTTATTTTAGTAAAATGAAGAAACATGTTCCTAAATTAAGAATCGCTATACAATGGGCTTTATTCTTGTTTTAGCAAAATATTTAGTTAAACCTTTCACAATTCCAGTACAAGATAAAATGATTATCAAACACTCCGGAATTCCTTTAGAAATCTTACAAACAATAAGCTAATTGTGCTTACTGATATCATACTTTACAAACAGGACACTCACTGCGCTTACATTCTGTCACTTCTAGTCAAATTGCGGTTAAGCGTAAAACAAAAGCCCTAAGGGGCTATTTTCTTTTTTTAATATAATTTATTTATTTCCTCCTAAATCAAAATGTATTGCTGGCTGGTTGTTCCATAGTTCTAATGTTTCCTTATATACTTCTTGCTGATTCATGTATTCTCTGTTCATTCTAGCTCTTGTATTAGCTACTTTAATTTTAATACGCTTTTTATATTCCTGCTGTCGTAAGTACATTAAATATTTATCTCTAGCCAATTTTTCTCCTTTTTATTTGTTTATCCTTAATAAATTGTATATTGTAATTTTCAGTATAACAAGCTACGTGATAAGTTTGTTTTGTATCTTTTTCATTAACTATAAAAAATGAGCTAGAATCAATTTTATAACAACATATTTTGCAATATTTATCTTTCATATAAATAGTATAACACAAAATTCCTACAAAGTCAATCATAGCTTACATAACAGAGGATAAACCAAACCTGAAAAAGTGGATATGTTATAATATATATATGAAAAGTTGAGAGAGGAAAAGCAAATGACAGAAGAACAGCTATTATTTAAGCAAGAAACATTGTCAGAAGTTGACTTTAACGAGTTCTTACTTAACGCTGTTGAATGTGGTTTGATTAATCTTGATACGGCTTTAAATTTTAAGGGAGAATAAAGAAATGAATAAAGAACATGTTTTAGCACAAAAAGAAGTATTAACTCCGATTGAATATGAACATTATGTTAAACACTTATTTGATATTGGAGAAATTACTAAGGAACTTTATATTGAATTGAGTTCTGATTTATGAGCAAAGCTTTAGCGATTGACTTCAGTACATCTAATACTGGTTATGCATTTCGTAACCCTTTGACAAATGAGTATGTAGTCGGTTCGATTGCAGGTGGTAAAAGCAAAGACCCTTTGGAACGTGCAAAACTAATTGCTGACGGTATAACAGAAGTCATTGAGCATTATAACTTATTTGATTGTTTTATTTATATTGAAGAACCTATTATCACGTTCAAGTCTAAGGGTAATATCTCATTGATTAGAGCTAACGGTTCATTCTTAGGAGTCATGCGTAACCGTCATAACATTGGCTATGTTGATATACCTAATTCCAAATGGTGCGGTTATCACTTAATCAAAGGTAAAAGCAAAGCAAGAAAAGAACAAAGCATTGAGATACTCAAGAGCTATAACATAGTACCTGATAATGATATCAATGATGACCAAGCTGACGCCTTTTGTATCTTACTCTATGTAGAAAGTCAGGAGAATAAATGATTGTAATTAATATTGCCTTGGTTATTCTAGGCATTTTATATGGTGTAGGTTCAGTTACCAACTTTAAAGAATGGTGCTATCGCCATGATTATCTAGCTATTATACTAAGTATATTTACATCTATCTTGTTAGTAGTAGCTGGAATATTAAACGTGGTGTACTGATTGAGGGTACTTAAATGTTATAGAGTTGACAGCCAAGCAGAGGGTGCAAGTAACTAACAGCCCTTTGCATATTGCGAGCATAGTATAATGGTAATGCTGCAGATTCCAAACCTGTAAACGTGGGTTCGATTCCTACTGCTCGTGTTATTAGTACCTTATCCGCTTAAGTATAAATACAGCGCATTAGATAAGGGCATTGTTATAGGATATGTGGTAGGCAGAGTCGCAATCTGGTACTGGTTCGATTCCAGTTGTCCTAGTTCTCCTTTATTTATTATATGTTATAAGTTATAGTTCTTATGGCATATGGTAACAGGATATGGTGTTAATGGTAGCATACGTGTTTTGGTAACATGTGGCGTTGGTTCGAGTCCAGCTATCCTGATGAGTGGTGTATAGTCCATAGAAGAAGTGCTAAGCTTGGCACAACTATACAAACATAACTGTTTGGGCTGGTGCATGGTTATCATGGTTATGTTAGTTACCTAAAGACCTAAGGTATTAAATAGTCACAGGTTTAATTAAGTGACAGCTGGTTAGAGTAATAAGGTGTACTGACGTGGTGTAGGGTTCGATTCCCTACTGCTCTATACTAAGATAGTATCTAATAAGATACCTGCTACTGATAGTTATGAATAACAACATGAGGTAGCCATAGTTAGCAGTATAGTCTAATGGTAAACGTGGGTTCGGTTCCTACTACAGC